ATATTGTGCGTACTGCTTTTTATCCGCCGAGCTGTTTCGCATTTGCTTAACGTGAAGCTCAAGTGCATTTCTTTGCTCGTCCGACAAACTGTTTTTCCATTCGTCAAACGTCATACTTCCGTCAACCTTATAATTTTCGCCAGTGAGCGGATCGCGTGCAATACGACTTGTCAAATTCACGTCTGCCATAATCGTAACGCACCGACAACGTGGGTGTATCGGCGGGAAGTTTTCGCCCTCAACGGCTTTATCCGTATCAAACACGCTACCGTCAAGACTTCCGCACCTGTCACACGTCAATTCTGACAGTGCAGCAACAAAACGATACTGTTTTATACCGATTTCCTCATATGCCATTCTCTGACCTTGGTTCATAAAATGAGCCGTTTCACTTCGCACAAGTGTTTCGGCTGATGTTCGTATTCCACCCGGCGCAGTATCTTTGACGTAATCAATCAGCTTATCGGTCATACGGCTTACACTGTGACCGCTGATTATACCGTCCTCAATCGTCTGTCCGACTGCCTGTATAAATCTGTCGTTATGTATCCACACTCTCGCGCTGTAGTTGTGACCGTGCCACGGCTCACTTAACACTTTATTAACCGCTCTTTGCGGAACGAGTGAAAAATCAATACCGCAGTTTAAACCTTGTGCGGTATCAAAAATATTCGTATAATACGCCGTCTTTACCGCGCTGTCATACAGTTTCTTTTGCTCCTTTATAGCCTCGTTTGCAACGTGCCTAAAGTAAATATATACATTACGTTTCAGTCCCTCTAATCGGCTAATTCTCGCACCGTATGACTGTGCATTTATGCGGTTTAGAATTTCCTTTTTGACTGTCTTGTCGTCTGTTTCGTCGTACAGTTCAAGCAGTTCTTCGTACTGCTTGTCGCTGTCGGCTATGCTCATCAGCCGACGTGCCTCTTTTTCGGGTATATCAGTCGAAATATAGGCTTTAAACGTTTTCTCAATGTCATTGTTTACATTCTTGATTGCTCGCTCATATGCCTTAATTACACCGTCCTTAACGCTGTCCGCTTGCGATTGTAAATATGTTTCAACTTCAACGGCACGTTTTACCCAATATGCCTTACTCTTCATTGTAGTTTACTTTCCTTGCCGAATTTTCAGCGATACGCATATCTTCGGCGGACTTTTCCGCTTGCTCTCTGCGTGCTATTTCAACTTCTTCCTTGGCATCTGTTATAAACGGCAGACGCTCTAATAATGTTTCGTCAGACGCAAGACCTTTGAGGTAATTAATCATCTGCGCTATTTCAAGTTCGTTTGCAGGCAAGTTATATGTAAATCCGATGTCAACCCTGTGCGACGGCACTTCTTTCATTGCGTTTAATGTCACTAAGAAATTGTTGTAAATCTCCAAACGTTTTCTCAACGTCTTAGCAAAATTACGTTCTTTGTTCTTGACGTGCTGTTCAAATCCCAACAGCTTATACTTTATCGCCACGCCCGACAAATTATTGCCGAAACTTTCGTCCGACAAATCAGGAACGTGTGACAAACGGTGTATATCGTCCTTGATGTCGTCACGCAACACCTTTGTATCAGCCTCGTTCAGCACCTTTGACAGATACTCCGCCTTTGCGTCACCGTCACCCATTAAGATACGTTCTACCAATAATTTTTTTGCCTGTTCGGTGTCAAGGTCGCAATTACACAAAAATAACAGCGAATTAACGAATTGTTCCTTGTCATTAATTCGGTCTGACATCAACACATTGTATGCGTCAATCTGCGTTATAAGCTGTTCAAAATCGCCCTGCATTTCCGTATTATTTCTGTATTCGATAATCGGAACATCAAAAAAGTAATGCGGTTCAACATTTTGCAATGACAACGCCGTATAGCTGTCAAGACCTGTGTATGTATATATAAACGATTCGTCATACACACGACAAATACTGCCTGTGCAGTAGCCGTCAAGGTCGTATTTCTTGTAGTAATACACCGCAAACAACGGCTTTTCAAATGCCGACTGTGAGTAACATACAAATGTATGCTCCGGATCCAATCGTACACTTCTCGGCTTGCTGTTTTCGTCCGCATATATCAACTCGTACGCCCTGCCGTAAATACTCATATTTTTCACAATCTCGCTGTCCACACTCGGAATGTCCTGTTCCAAATATGCGTTTTTGATTGCCTCAATGTCGTAATCGTCCGACACTGCATATGTTACAGGATTGCCAACCAAATAACTTTGCGTCATATCCGTTATGTACTTTGCGTGATTACACATTATACGGTTGTTTGCCACGTTTTTGCCCCTTTTTCTGCGATTTAAAATACGGTGGTCGCCCATATAGTAATCGTGTAACAATCGGTATCTCTGTCGCTCTCGTTCGTGCCGTTCAATCAATTTTGTTATGATGAACGGTGTCACACCGCCCGCAACTATATCTTCATCAATTATCATATTCCGTACTCCTCTCTTGAATAGATTTTAGCTTTCTTATCCTTGCGCCAACTCTCAACGCCGTACCTCAACGCCGCCATTGCGTCGTCAAAAACGTTGACAGGTTCGTCTGTATACTCGCCCGACTTCTCGTCCACTCGCCAACGCCATTGCTGTATCTCTTTGATTACATTCACGCAAGACGGATGAATATGTATCTTTCTGCCTTTTAACCAGTCAATCTGCGATTGTATGCTGTTCGGATTTTTAACAACTGCCCTTGCGCGATAGCCTGCCTTTCGCCACATTTTTATACGGTCCGGCTCTGCACTGTCGCACCACATTGCAAGACTTTTGCTGAACTTCCCGTCAGCTTTTTGGATAATCTCTGTTGTGTCCATTTCGTGTACATACAGTTCATTACAAACGTAAATATCACCGTCCTTATAACCTAACGTTAATATGGCGTTTGCGTGATTAAAGCCGAAGTCCTGTCCTATCGCCATAGCGTCAAAACGGCTCATATCTGTTTCAAATTCTTCAATGCGATAATTTGAGAATATCAATCCGCCTGTTTCGCCCCATTCACCCAGTCCGTAAATTCTGTATCCCTCATGGTCAACTTCTTTACGACGTAGCATACGTTGCCTGTATGCTTCGTCACAAAATCGGTTTGTTAAATATGTGCTTTGGTGCGTTAAGACGTTATCGTCCTGTATATCGAAAAACACTTTCTTTATCCAGTGACTTGACGATACAGGGTTAAATGTCAATTTTATCTGATAAAAAAGACCGTCGGGAAGTTCACCTCTCAAACGGTCATCTATAATTTCAAAATCCTGTTGCACAAGCTCCGTAGCCTCTTCAATCCATACGTCCGTTAATTTTCCGTTCGCAAATGTGATTGATTTCAACTTTTCACGTTGCTTGTTGTCGTTTACACCACGAAATATAATCTTGTTGCCGTTTATACAGGTGAACGACAACGGACTTTGCGTAACTCTCCACGCTCTGCCAACGCCCATACGGTTTATGGCACTTTCAAGCTCCGCAAACGTACTGTCACGGTTTGTTATATCAGACTTTCGCACACATACAAGATTACGTCCCTTGTCACGCATTAAACGCAATATGTACAGTTGTGCAGTATCAACACTCTTACCGCTTCCGGCACTGCCTTTCATTACAACATAACGCTTTTTACATTGATGTACAGGCTTGAATATCGGATTGAACGGTACTGTTATTTTGTTCATTCGTCCTCACCACCGTAATCAATTTTAATGCTGTAGTCCATATCACCGTCAACGTTTAATTTTTCGGTGAATAACGCATAATATTTACCCAGCATTTCCGCCGCTTTGTTTACGTCAGACACCTTTGTCGGTATTTCAACACATATCGGTAGCTCCGCCTCGTCAGTGACTTTCTTGCCCTTGTCGTCATAGTGTGATTTACGTGCTTTGCACGTCACTACAACAGTTTCTAACTTCTCACGTCGCATAACGGCGGTTAACGTCTTTAACACCTCATCTTGTTTGGCAATAAGAGCGTCCTCTTTCTCTTTTAGCCGCTTTTGAATATATTCCTGAATTTCAGGTTTCTTCAAGTTCTCATTTCCAATCGAATACGCCGTCTTTTCCGAATACCCCGCTCTTAACGCCGCTTGCGTTGCATTCAAATCAATCAAATATTCCTCACAAAACAACTTTTGCTTTTCAGTCACTCTTATCACCTCACTTTCACATTTTCTGTTTGATTACATCGTATAACCGTTTTTTGTCATTGCACGTTTAAACGCTTTGCGTTTATGTCGACACTCGCACCAATTTTTATTATCCTCGTTCCATTTGCGTATGAACTTCTTGCGTTCTCGTTCGTATATTCTATTTCGTAGATATATTTTTATTCTTTCAAACATAGTTTTATCCTTTCTACCGTTTATATATTGCTTACATCAATCTTGCCACTCATCAGCTCCGGCAACAGTGCGTCCCGAAGTTCTGCTAAATATCTGTTTTCTTCAAAATTTAGATAATATATGTGTTGTTTCCACGTGTTAAATATCATCATAAGAATGCTTGAAATATTTTCTTTGCTGTTATTTGAAAATGTTATTTCATTTTTATTTTTTGTTGTTTTGAAATAATCATTTTTTACAATCTTTTCACCACATATTTTTTCTGTCAATTTTGAGAAATCATTATTTGTACCGTTGTCCTGCTTGAACAGTTCAATGTCAAATCCTAAAGACTTGGCGATTGTTTCGTTTATTGTTAGTTTACAAGTATTTTTTTCAGTTATAATTCTGTTAATATCCGCAACTATTTCGTTGTACGGTCTATGTGCATTTTCTATATTCTCAAACTCTATGTATCGGCTTGGCACCAATACATAATTATTGTTTTTTATTTCTTCAATGCTTACTGCCTTGCAGTAACCCGCTATATTTCCGTACTGTTCAATTTGTATTAATACATCTTGTATCTGACTTTCGGATATAATCTTGACCTCTTTTGCGTATGTCCTGTTAGTGTGACTTTTGCCGCCAAACTGTCCGTTTTGCATTCGTTGTTCCGTTTCATACCTCTGTCGCAGGTCAATCATTTCTATCGTTGAATGTTTTTTATTTTTGTTAAATGTTATAATACACGTTGGTATTGACGTAACTTCAAACATTTTATCTGGACATACAATTATACTTTCTATGAAATTCATTTCGACTAAATACTGTCTTATTTGCTTTTCCTTTTGATTGTCAGTGCTTAACACGCCATTCGGCAATATAAAACTTGCCTTGCCATTAATTTCATCTAACGCAGTCAATATAAACGCATAATTCGCATTACTTTCCGGCGGTACTTCGCACTGTGAAAATCTATTCTGTAATTGTGCAAATACCGGCTGTTCCCATTTCATATTGTACGGCGGATTTGATATACAACAATCAGCTTTAAATTCACTCTTATCTACTTCTTTAACCGTTGCAAATCTATCACCCTTTTGCGTCCTGTATGTTTTGAAATTTTCATCTGACAATACATCACAATGGATAACTTCGGCGTCAATATTTCTAATTGCCAAATTAAACAACAAAAACGGAATAACACGACTATCATATTCTTTGCATATAAATTTTAAATCGTTATTCTCGTTCCATTTTTGGATTGTCAATGCTCCACTTCCCGCACACAAATCTAAACAAATTTTTTCATCTTTGGTTTTTGATAACTCTGCAACCGCTACCGCAAGGCTTTTCGGTGTGTAGTCTTGCATTTTTTCCTTGCGGTCGGCAAAATAATATTGAAATATCATTTGCATATAATCTATTGTTAAATCGGGACATATTAAAATCCAATCTTCGCATAGCTTTCGACACTTTTCCGCATTTAACAATGTTGATTTTAATTCATCAACAACATCTTCAATTTTTTCTATGCTGAAAACGTTCTTGAATTTTTCAACTAATTGCAATAGCTCCATAATTATGTCCCTTTCTTTATCCAAAATAAAAAACAGAATGTATATGCATTAACATATACATTCCGTATAATCAGCATAAACATGGTACGCTGAATACTTCAAGCGTGTCTATGCCTATCTTAATATCTCTATTCCCCTCTTTTGCTTTGAGATATTTTTTCCCACTGCCTCACGGCAGTTCACCCTTCGATTCATATACTACCACAGGATCAATGTTACATTCTATTACATAATGACGTTTTTATGGATTTTTATAAAATTCCGCATACAAAAAAAGCCGGAATAAAATCCGGCTTAATCTTTTTCTAAAACTCTTTTGATTGCAGACAGTGCCTTGGGGTGAAGAATATGTACAACGTGTTTGTATGAATAGTTTAGCTGTTCTGCAATCTTTTCCCACGTTAAATTTTGAATATACCTTTTAATTAACAGTCTTCGGAGTGTAGCACTTTCGACCTGATTCACGGTTTGAAGAATTTCATTTTTTATTTTGTACAATTCGCCAATTCTGTTTTTGATGTTTTGTTCATAAACCGCTACATTTATTTCGTCCAAAAATGCAACCGGATTAACCGCCTGCAAATCAGCAATTTCTTCTTCAATCTCAATTCCTCTCTGTAACCATTCTTTTGTCGTCATGCTTTCACTCCCCCGTTTTGCTTATTGCTTATTCTTCGTCAAGGCGTTGTTGGTATTCAACGAAATACCATATCAATTCATCTCTGAATACTTCGATAGCTTCCTCTGCTTTTTCTTTGGTGGCGAAATGTATTGTATTAGGTAATCGCATAATATAATAATAGTCTGCGTACAATTTTTCAGCACCATAACTATACGCAACAAACCACTTCTTTTTACTTTCATCGTTCCAATCTTTTTCTGAAATAGACTTGTCGTTTAACGCCTGCCACTGTCTTAGCTGACGAAGCAATCTGTCTGCT